TTTAGATTGTTTTAAATGTCTAATAGAAGATTTTTTTAAATCTTTTGCTATCTTCATTATAGCTCTACCTTTTCCTTTTAAAGAAATATCACCCATTACTTTTTATCTTTTTTCATAGCAGAGTTTTTCATCATTTTTTTGTTTGGCATTTTATGCATACCTTCTTTAATCATACCACCTTTTTTCTTAATGACACCTCTACCTTTTAAAATATCTTTAAAAGTTACTTTACCATCTCCAGTTAAATCTGGAAATTTACCTTTAGCCATTCCACCTTTTTTAAGTGCTTGTCTTGGTCTTATTTTATAATCGTTTCTCATTTTAGTTCTCCTTATCCGTTTTCTTGGTTATTATTTACCGGTTTATTAGCCATCGTGCGTGCAACCGATTCCGCAGATCGTCCTACCACATACCCCCCGAGCCCAATTTGCAAAAGGGTCCATACGTCTCCTGGAAGAGTAATAGTTATAGAAGCTTTAAAAAAAAATAAGATAACAGGTCCTAATACATAGTTCCATATTAATATAAAAATTAATACGTACATTAAAAGGGGCCTCCAGCTCGATGCAAACCAGCCCGCTTTGGCTTCTGCCTCAATAATTTTTGCTGCAGCTTGTAATTCTTGTGTATTAGATTGTAGTAATTGAGTTTGTAAATCTGCTTTTAATTTTGCTTGTAAATCTTTATCGGGAACTGATTTTTCAATTGTATTAAATAAAATCTTTGCTAGAGGTGCAATAGCTCCTAACATTTGAATCATGGTTTAGTACCACTTCGCTTTTCTTTTCTTATCTGGTAACATTGCTTTTTGACCACCAACTTGTTCGAGTTGTGTTTCTTGTGGATTAGTCATTTCAACTTCAACTGCTTGTGAATAACCATCACTATTTAAAAATTGTGAATGATCAACTTGAGTTCCATATGCAGATCTTGATGTTTTTTTTATTTTTTTGGCCATATTTATTCCTATTAGTTAAATCCTTGCTTATTTTGTTTTGCAAGAGATACTCCGGCACGCAGTTTAGCTAAATTTTCGTTTTGTTCAAGCTTATTTTCATTATTTTGTTGATTCATTAAAGCTTTCATCTTGTCTAAATTTATCCTATCTTCAGCTTCCTTACGTTTTTGCTCGTTTTCCATAGCTCTTAAGTCAACTTCACGTGATTTAAGCTTCAATAATGGATCAGAATCAAATTGAGAAGTAATTTGGTTCTCCTCTTTCATAAAATCAGATGTCATTTCAGCTACTAATACAGCTTTTCTAGATTCAATCTTTTGCATTACCATTTGTAACTGTTGTGCAAGAGCAGGATTTTGAGCTGCTTGTTGTTGTAACATAGGTAATTGTTGTAATTCTTTTGAAAACTCTAATTGAACTTGTTCTTGAGCCATGATTGAGATGTGTTCAAGTATATTTTTTTGAACTGCAGCAACTATAACTGGATTATTTCTAACCATGTTTAATTGCATGAAATTTAAATGAGCTTCAATGTGTGCTCTATGATCTTGTCCTGGGAAAGCTTGAAAGGGTTGAGAACCCATTGCACTAATATGTTCTAAACTTGGATCCATTGGCATTGGTCTTGCAGGTGGCGGTAATATTAAATCAATATTATCTACACCAATCGCTTGATACATATCTTTGTAAGCTTGATACAAATTATGAATTTGTGGATTAGATTGAGCAAGTTGTAATTGAGTTTGTGCTAAACTAATTCTTTGAGTTTGAGAAAATATATTTGGATCTGCAACTGGAACAATATCAACTCTATCGTCAAAGTCCGCAACTTTAATTTGTTTATTTCCACCTACTACATCATATGGATATATAGGTGGTAAATATGTTTTAAATACATTTGCTAATAATTTAAATTCTTGTTTTAATGAAGCATATATTCTTTTGTGTATTGCTGACATAACTCTTGAACCACGTTCCAATAACGCTAACGTTGTACCCACAGCCGCTTGTTGATTTCCTTCACCCACTTGATTATCTGCGATGCTCGCGAAACGTTGACCTGCTTGCACTACAATACCCATTAAAGAAAGTAATGTTTGATCTGGTCCTTTGAATGGTAATGGCATAAATGCATCTTTTAAATTTCCTCCAGGTGCATCTACATCTCTAAATTCTCCAGGTTGTAAAGGTTGTGCATCATCTCTAACTCTAATACCACGCATTTTAAATCCAGATGGTAAATTAGCTAAAGTTCCTGCATCTAATAATTGTCTTAAAGCTGATGTTGCAGTTCTAGATAAACCACCAATCATATGAATTAAACCAAAGCCATAGAATCCAAGCCCTGGTAAAAATTTAAAGTGAACAAAATAATTAGTTCTATTTCTTAATGGATCTTCTGCTTTGTAATTACGTCTAATAGATAAAACTTCTCTTGATCCTTCTTCAATCGTTACAACGTATGGAAGTTTAATTCCTGTGGGCTCACCAGTTTGAGGATCTTTATCTTCAAAACCTTCTAAATCTAAATTAACATGACATTCTAATAAAGTATAAATATCATCTTGTCTTTCAATTCTAATTCCTTCTAATTCTCTTTGTTTACTTTTTATTTCATTTTCTTTTAATGAGGGTTCTCCAAGTTCTACATCTTTATAAAAACCATTTACTTGTTGTTTACGTAAATCATTTTCAGAAATTTTAATTACATGAATAACTGCTTCTGCATCTTCTAATGATGTTGCTGAATAAGGAACAATTAAATCTTCTGATGGAATAAATTTAGATACTGCTCTACCTAGTATTGAATCATAATAAACTTTTTTAAATGTAGAACCTGATAAAGGTAAATAAAATAACATTTGATCAAATTCAGATTCATATTCTTTCATGACATCCATAATTTGATAATTCATAAAATCTTTAACTCTATTTGCTTGATCTTGTCGTTCAGGTGTTATTGATCCAACAATCTGTGTTCTAACAGGTCCACCTGCTGGTAATAATTCTTTATAAGCTTGTGATTGAAATTGTGTTACTGATTCTGCAAGCACTGGATGAGTTACTCCTGATGCACCTTTAAATGGTTCTGTTCGTCTTTCATATTTAAATCCTAATAGATCTAAACCATTAGTATATGCCATTTCCCAATCTTGTCGTGAAGATCTATATTCATTATAGTCATCCACTAATTCTGCACCTATTTCAGTTAATTCTTGTTCATCAATTATTTCTGCTAGATTAGATAAGTGATCACTAGATTGTAATTCTTGAGTTGGATTAAAAGAGATTTCTGCACCACCATCTTCCATTGGATTAATTTCAATGTTTTCATTTGAAATTTGTGGAATTAATTCATCTCTAGTTTCTAGAGCAATTTCTTGTTCTTTAAATTCTGGATCCGAAGGAGTTGGACTAATATTGGGTAATGATTTATCTATTTCAGCCATGACTAATTATACCTTCTTGTAAATAATGATTCAACACCTTGTGAATTAGGACCTCTAGCAGGTGGTATCGTATTTGTCAATCCACCGTTAGCCATATTTGCTGTTTGTCCTGTTATAGTATTTAATAGATCAGCATTATTTCTTAAAGCATTCATAGTAGCAAAATCTAGATTACCTACAGATGCACCTAATGCTTGAGTACCTATATCTGAACTTCCAACATTTACTGTTCTTTGTACAGGATTGTTTTTTAAATTTATATTTACATCATAGGGAGTTCCTAAATTATTTCCTGATTGTCTTTGAAAATCATATCTATCAAATATTTTATTAGTTTCTGGATTATAACTAAATTGTCCTAAAGTTGTTTTTATTTGATCTACTGGATTTCCAAACATTGAAGAACCTAAAGTTTTTAAATATTCCATTGGAGTAAATCCATCATCCATAAGTTGAGCAATTCCAGTTTGTGGATAATCTGCATAAGTTATATTTGTTCTACCTTGGTTGGTTGCATTTTGAATTGCTTGATTTATTACGTTTTGTTGTGCTGTTGTAAATTGATTTATATCTTGAAAAGGATTTCCTGATCCTGTTATAAAATTTGAATATCCTTTAACAGCTGGGTTATTAAAAATATTTTGTAATTGACTACTTATAAAATCATAAGGAGTTGTTTGTCCTTCATAAGGCTGAAGTGATTCTGATGGTACAGTTGGCAATTCTTGTTGTGGGAATATTTCTGCTTGTGGTTGTGTAAATGCTGCTTGATCTTGTGCTGAAACTTGTTCACCAGAGAAAGGATCTACTGTTGGAATTTCATATGTTGCTGGATCAAAATATCCCTCTGGAAAAGTTTTACCTAAAAGGTTGTCTCTTCTGTTTTGTTCTTCAATAGCTTTTAGAGTAGCTTGTTCTTGCAAATTTTTTGGATC